CCTTATAAAATCATTTAATTCTTGATTCGCATTAGATACACCAGCTTGTCCAGTACCAGCAGAGGAAAAAGTTAAACCGCTCGGTCTTTCAACTTCTTTAGCTAAATACTGTGGGTTGTCTGCGACATACTTTGTCAAACAATCTTTAAAGTTCATGGTGTCTGATACGTTTTTTGAAACCTCGTTTAGAACAAAGTTTCTGAAAGGCTTGTCAATCTTTGATTCATCAATACTAGATAAATACTCCGCTTGCGTTACCTTATTTTTAAATTCATCTCTTGTTTTATTTGCTTCTTCAAGCTGGGTTTTTAGCGTCTCAATTTCTTTCTTTACATCTTCTGAAACGTTTGAGGAGTTTTTAAGCTCGTCAAATTGAGTTTTTAAATTTGTAAATTTAGTCATTCTGTCGTCAAATTTAGCTTTAGAAACATACTCACCATTCGACAAATCAGCCAGCTTCAAGCCCTTCGCCTCTACTTTCGTTACAAAAGCGTCTTGCTCTTCTTTAGTTGTGTACAGCATTTCTGCTAATTCTCGTAATTCCATATTCACCTCGTGTTTTAATCGCCCGACTAATACCTAGCCATGCAGTTTTATTGTAGCAAACTACAATACAATTGTAAAGAACAAAAAAAGGCTGACAACAGATGGATAAATTGTCAGCCAAAGAAGGAGCACATGAAAAAAACTATAAAGTCTTTGGAAATGCAACTACATAGTACTACTTCCATTTCCTCGTGTCAATAAATTATTAACCGCGAAAAATCTTTCTTAACTCCAGTTGCTTCGCTCAATTTCTTAATCAATTTTATCTTTGACTTAATTTCACGCTCGTTGCTCAAATGAGTAAACAAGGCTTCCTTCTTTAAAGCTCGTACTTCCCTTTCATATTTTCGCATGACTTGCGTGGCATCGTAAAAAGACATATCCTCATCTAGCCATTTGACTTTGTCATCTTTTAAATCTTTAAGCTCGGGTTTGCTGTATGCTTTTTCAGAAACATCTTTAATGTAAGGGAAGAAGTTGTGCCGACAATTTGCTCCACCAAGCCCACGAACAGTACCGTAACCAGTAGCTTCTGCTAGATTAGGATATTCCTTTGTACCGCCTTCAATAGAAAAAACCTTGCCTTGCCATAAAGCATGTTCGGGTCTTGCACCCTCGTGGGCCGTTACCTCTACTAAATTAGTGCCAAGAACCTCTGCATTTGACAAAGTTAAGTTAATCATAGTTTGATTAAATCCAGTCCTTAGAGCACGCTCTACAGCGCCTTCAAGAGAGTTTCTTCTGCCACTTTTATAAACTACTCCGTCTAAATTTTTACTAGCTAGGTTCTTACCCACAATAAGGCTTGATTGTTCAAGCGTAAAAGCTCCAGAAGACACCATATTATACCCTTCAGTTGCTATACGTTCAAAGGTCCCTAGAGTGTCGTTTAGCGTGATTCCTGTCATGTTCTTAATAGTAGCGTTAACCTTCTTTAGCCCGGCTTCTAAAATTCTCATTTGTTTAGGAGCTAGCTTGGCCGGGAGCTCAACTCCAGATAACTTATTATCATTCGTTATGCTTTCAATTCCAGCTTCTTTGAAGGCTTTCTTCAATGCTTTTTGCGTCTTACCAGTAATCTTAATAAGTTCAGAAAGTGTCTTAGTCTTTAGCATACCTACTTCTCTTAGCTTTTGTACTTGCCAAATATCAATATCATCAAACTTTTGTAATTTCATGAATCTACTTTGAATGTCTAAAAGTATACGAGTCTGTAATCGCTCGTACTGTAGCCCTATCTCTTCGCTTATTTCGTTTAAATACTGTGCTGTTAGCATTAGTAAGTTACTACCTCATTTTCTTCAATATATTTTCTTGCTGTAGCTTCATCTTCTGCATACCATTTCATTCGATATTCCCACTTGTTTAATATTCCTGCATTAACATCAACTAAATCTTGTGCACGCTCTGACTCTTTATCCTGGACTATTGAGTCGTCAAAGTTGATAGTTATTTCTTCTGTAGTAATACCACTAGCTGAACAAATAGCGCCGATAATTTGCTTTAAAGAATATTCTAACAATATTTCATGCTTTTTAATCCTTCTGAACATCTGTGAGTTTTTACTTATGACTTCAGTTGCTGTTTTAATTCCAGTTTCTGCGTCAAAAGCGTAAAAGTCTGAACCCAATCCAAGCTTTGAGGATATAACTTTTAAGTCTGCGTTAATAGCTCTTATAAACTGTTCAGCCCTTAGCTGTGGAGCAATAATTTGTATACTTGGCTGGTCATTCATACCTTTTGGGAGCATATGAAAAACGGTATCATTGCTATCAAACGCTGGTACTGTAACATTTAGGCTATCTGGAATCATGTTGATATAATCACTAGCAACTAGCACTTTGAGCTTGCCATTCTTTACTTCCATGTCAAGCGAGTTAAAAGCCTCATCAATTGCTTCAAGTTCACTTATTGCATTAGCAAAAACAGAAACTCCGTATGGCGAATAATAGCTTGTATTGTTTGCGCAATTTGGTTTAATGATACAAAACCAAGCTGAATCACTTCCAGTCGAATATTCCCACGATTCTACAATCTCCCCAAGCGTAACATTATCTTGGCCTAATTCGTAAAGAGCATTTGAAATAACATAACCTTTTAAGCCTTTTGCGTGAATTGATAAATAACAATAGCGCTTATCATTCTTTAAAATAATTGTTTTAAATGCGCACTCACTAATTACTCCATTCGCATAAGTTATCGGATATATATCGTCCGAGTAAACATGGTTAAGGTTTAGCTTTTCTCCGTCTTTGACTAAAACTAAAGCGCCTGTACCAGTTGCGAAAGCTTTTTCAATCGCTTCATTAACTTGCGATTTGAAGTTAATATTGCTAAGTATTTTAGCAAGGCGCTCTGTCTTTTCTTCTGTGTCTAGTGTAATGTTAACATTATCGTTATAAATTAAATCTGCAAAGTTTTCGCAAATCTGCTTAGCAAGGTTTAGTGATTTCTTTTGAAGTCTAATATTCTTCTGGCCGTTGTAAACCGTGTAATTGTGGAAGCGTTCAACCTTTCCTTGATACCAGCTCCACCAAAGGTTAACAAGTCCAGCTTGCTTTGCTTCTTTCTCTGTCTTGCAACCCATTCTTTTTAATAATTCATCAATTGTCATATTACCTCACTTTGGTTAATAACCCTGCATAGCTATAGAAAGAGTATTCTAAGCTGTCGAGCGGGTCAATCAGTGTAGTTCCGTTATCAAGCCTTTCATCAATCTTTTTTTCATTCCAGACAGCACTCTCTAGCGCTCTTGTTAAAATAGGTAGGTTGTTCATGCGGTATCTGTTGCACCCCATTAATTTTAGCGTTAGCTGTATTCTGTCTATAATTCTTCCTTTCAAACAATCTTTCACAATAATAGGATAGCCTTTCTTTGCAAAGTAAAATCTAAGTCCTTCCGTAAGTACCTGTCCTAGTGCTCCATAGTCGCAGTAAATTGTATTCACATATCCAAAACGCTCTCTGCATTCAATATAGAAACGCTCAACGTCTTGATACAATTCCTCGGGAGAGTGTACTCCAGACATTCCCCCCTCATAAAGAGCGTGAACCTCTTTAAAGCCTTGTGTTATTCCAGTGCAAGTATAGCTCGTATTAGACTTACTTGCACCATAGTCAATACCGATATTTATCGTTTGATATTTGTACTTTTCTTGCAATCGGTCAAAGATGAAATTACTCTTAAAGTTGCTAAACACCTGATAGATAGCACCTTCAGCTCTGACCCACAAGCCTAGAATAAACCTTTGATAGAATACTCCTGTAAATTCTTTAACAATGCTTTTCTTGTACTCTTCATCTAGATACACGTTATCAGTCAACACAAAGTTCCAACTTTTCACGTTCAGCTCTTCGTTATCTATGAATTTTTTCTTGATATAGTGGTCTGGGTCATCCGGGTTGCAAGTCGCTATTATCCAAGCTTTCGGCCGACTCATACGAGTTAGAAGCATAGAGTAAAAGTTTTCTGGAATTAGTGTAACCTCATCGCAGTAAGCCCAGTCAAACTCTGCACCTCTTATGGACCTTTCACTCCCTATGTTATTTGCTCCTCTAATTATAAAGTGCCTGCCAAATAAATAACCTTCCCTATTAGATTTTGACCATTTCAGATTATCGCTACCTACTAAGTCCGCAAGAGGGTTGAGCACGTTTGTTTCTACTGTATCAAGTGTATTACCGCAGATAATCCCGCTAGAATTTTTCGGCAAATTAAAGACTGTTGTAGCAACTTTAGAGTTTGCAACAAAGGACTTTCCAGAGCGAACAGAGCCCGACAAGTAATTATGCCGAGCTAATGGAGCTTTAAGGAAGTCGCTTTGTTTAGTAAAAAACCTCATTCCAGATTCTTCAATGCCTCGATAAACTCGTCTAGCTGTCCGCTGTCTCTTGTTTCGATTATTTGCTTATCGGATTGACCTAACCAGTTTTTGCCTAAAAAAATTAGCATAGTAGTATTTCCTTTTAAGGCTTTGTCGTATTGCATTCGACGGAGAGAGGCAAACCCTTTTTGTCTTTTTTCTTTAAAAACTTCGGAGAAACCTTTCTTATATGTTCTTTTACACCAATTTTCTAAAGTTTTGTCATCAACTTTCATTACTGCGCAGATTTCAAGCTTTGTGCACTGAATTCCGCACATAGTTTCAAATTGCTCTTTGTCTATTTCTTTATATCCCATATTTAACCTCGATTAATAATAACACAAATAAAGCAAAAAAGCATATATTTCTAATTTTCGTATTTATATACTTTTTTTGACGTTTTCTATCTGAACTCTATCGTGCTTTTTAGCATTTTTCTCATACGGTTTTATTAACATTATTCACCCCATCAAAAAATAAAATCATCTTAGTTTCAGTAAATTGACTTATATAATTCTCGTTACCGTTTTCAATTTTATTTATAGTTTTCAAGCTTACTCCGGCCATTTTAGCTAAAACTGTTCTTGAAATATTGTGTTTAGCTCTATACACTAAACATAATTCTTTTAGATTTGTCATAATTTTTCTCCTTGCTTATTTTATCATTTTTAGAAACTTTAAACAATTAAAATAATTCTAATTGCTCAAATGGTT